AAGATCACCTGTTGAGGATTTCAGATGAACGCAACAGTGGGTTCGATGTTGAAGGCCAAGTTCAGCCACGTTCACGTGTGGAACGATGATCTCGATGATGAGATCGATGAACTCACGAAGGGCGATCTCGTGCTGATCCTCGCGGAATCTAACCCGAAGAGGCCCAAACGGCTCAATCCCACGTTGTACCGCAAGGTTCTCACCCACAACAATCGTGTGGGATGGATTCACTTGGATAACTGTTCCGAGGTGTGACATACTTAATCCCATGAAGATTCGCCTATCTGAATTAAGAAGAATTATCCGTGAGGCCCTGGTTGAACAGGGATGGGTTCCTGGGCGCTGGTACCCAGGCACCGGTGAGCCCGTTACCGATGATGAAGTGGAAACGATGGGCCGCGCTGGGATGGGCCTCGATGAGGAAGAGTTGGAAGAGGCCGAGTTCGATGAAGATTCGCATTGCTGAACTTCGTAAGTTGATCCGCAAGGTGATCGCAGAAGGTCCATCCGGTCCTGGCATCACCGCAGATCCCACGGATGTGAAGGGTTTCTATCCCTACGAGGTAGAGCGAGGCACCGATATTTTTGGCTATTGGTACAAATCACCCGGGGACAAGGGCAGCAATGATCCCATGCGCCCTGAAGATGCCGAGGAGTACATCGGTTTCAAGACGAAGGGTGCCAAGCCCGAGGATGCTGCCGCGGAGGCTGCTCCACCCGAAGAAACGAGTGAGACGTCTTAAGTGTAAAGTTAATTCCCTGTGGTATAAGGTCTTATCATGGTCAACACGAAGGAAATCTCGAGGATGAAGAAGACCATCTGGTCCGTCCTGACATCACCTCGCACCGTTTCATTCCTCAAGCTCGGGGCCGCAGTGATCGGTGTGATCCACGCGATCGATGAGCTTCGTGAGACTCCTGGTGTGAAGAAACAAATTGGTTTTCATCTCGATGAAGAGAGTTGAACAAATCAAAAACTTGGTGTAAAGTAATACAAATTCCGACTTAGCTCAACTAGGCAGAGCGATTCGCTGTTAACGAATGGGTTTCTGGTTCGATTCCAGAAGTCGGAGCAAAGGTAAACCATGCCACGTGTGAACAATGTAGACACAAAAGCCGAAACGCCTCTTCCTGAACTTCAAAAGGCAATTGCTAACCTGAAACCAGGCGAAAAGGTGCAGTGTCCGAATTCAAAGTCGGAGATTCTAAAGATTCAGGAGAACATCACGCGGAGGCGAGCGGATATTCCCGGTGCTGACTCACATCTCGAGTACATCGAGGCGATGATCATCGCAGAGGCTGAAGGTAAATTAGAATTTAGGAAGTAGAGATACTTCAACTTGGAAGTTTGGCCGAGTGGTTTAAGGCGTCAGTCTTGAAAACTGAAGTGGTTAATAGCCACCGCGGGTTCGAATCCCGCAGCTTCCTCTCCAGGACATGAAAACCTGGACATGCACGCCTCATGTTATTTAACGAAGGTGAAAGCGATCAGGCGGATCAGGTCGTGAGTAACCACCATGGAACTGTAACTCAGTTGGTAGAGTACCGGACTTTTAATCCGTGCTGTCGTGGGTTCGACCCCCACCGGTTCCACTTATTATAATAGAGCCATGCCAACTTACGATTACAAGTGTCTAGTTTGCGATCACGACTTTGAGACGATCCAGTCCATCAACGATGATCCTCATACTTCCTGCCCCCAGTGTAAGGTTGAATGCTACAACCGCCTCATCTCAGGAGGTACTGCATTCGTCCTGAAGGGAGGCGGTTGGGCCGCTGACAATTACGGGTCTTCTAAGAAGGGTTAGACCTTCTTGAGCTCGTCGAGGAGAGCCTGCGGTGCACCTTTGGAGAGGTCACCAACCTTGATGTTCTTTTGACCTGCGAAAGTCGTGAGACCCTTGCTTGTACCAGGACCCCAGACGCCGTCGACGTTGCTCGTGTAGAGGCCAAGCTTCTTGAGCTTCGTCTGTGCGTCCGAGAGAGAGGCCTTGGTCCAGGGAACACCGAGCGCTGCCATGGTGGCCTGCATCTCAGGAGACCAGACCGGTGAGACTCCGCTGCCGAGTAGGAAGAGTTCTCCCTCGGCCTTGCGCCTGCTATAGAGACCTGGGACAATCTCCTTCTTGCCGTTGATCGTGGCCTTGCACCAGTCGAGGAGCCTCTCAGGAACACCTGCGAAGTTACCTGCATTGGTCTCACGGGCCACACCGGAGTTCGAGTAAACTCCAACACCGCAGTTGAAACCGAACGAGACGAGGGCATCGAACATATTCTGCGTGAGCTGAACTTTGATGTTCTTTTTGATCGAGTCCTCACACTTCTTCACCTCTTCGCGGAGGAGGTCATAGGCCTTCTCCTTCGTGATGGCAACACCGTCTGGAAAGTTGTCCGTTGGCTTGATGAGGTAACCGATTCCGATGGTTCGGAGACCGGCAACGTCCTTGTAAGGTGTGAGAACGCAGCCTTCCCACTTTTCGATGAACTGGAGACCATTCATTGATGTAACGAGATTATTGTTGATGCTCATGGTCACTAAATATCGCACACGAAAATTTTTGTTGTACACGACGACCGATCAGTGTAAATTCACTTTGTTGTTTGGAATTTGCCAATCAACTTTGTCTTTCAACCTGTCAACCAGTGTAAAGGACTCTTCAGAATGGTTATACTGAGAGTACCAACATGGCTTCCGACAAAAAGATGTTAGCAGAGGCAGCTTCCGCTGCGATCAGGAGCAAGGACATTCGTACCTTCCTCCTCGGTGCAGTAGGTCTACGCGCCGATGGCGTATTTGTTTCCTCGAGGAACATTCCGGCGCCTGAGGCCACATTTGATCGAACCCATCATGCTGAGACCCGCCTCGCGAGGAAGTTGACCCCGGGATCCACCGTTTGGGTGGCACGTGTGGCACGCCGGGATGGTTCCTGGGCGATGGCGAAACCGTGCAGAGGTTGTGAACGGAGGCTTCGGATCGCAGGTGTTTCTCGCATCGTTTACACGATTGGACCGAACGAGTGGGGTGTGATCTCGTGCGAGTCCTGATCCTCGATGATGAACTGGAACGCCACACGGAGTTCAATGCGATCTACGCGGGGCACGAAGTCACTCACACAGTGTCTTACACACAGTTCATCAAGGAACTCATCGGTGGTTCTCCGTGGGATCTCATCCATCTCGACCACGACCTGGGCCACGGTGATTCCTACCTGGATGGATGGGGGAACTCGCAGTACTACACGGGTCAACACGCCGCGGAGAGAATTTGTGAGCTCAAGGAGGAAGAACTTCCGAACGAAGTGATCGTCCACAGCATGAATCCCTTAGGATCGCAGAACATTCTCTTCAATTTACGTGCTCGGCGCATCCCATCGAGCTGGCGACCCTACAGCACATTGACGAGGAAGTGAGAAACAACATGCCAGTGCAATCTGATAAATCTCGTGATAAGATGTCCAAGACACACCTACTTCTGGGTGTTCTCGGAGTGGCAGCAGCAATCGCAGTAGTATACGCAGTAGTCAAGTCCAACAACAAATACAACAAGTGAGTCAACATCAAATGAAGAAGCAGAACGTCATCTCGAAGAGCCAGTCGAAGTCCACTTACCGCGGCAGCGTCAACCAACCTGAAGTGTATAACATGGACGCTTTGTCTTACGCATCGGACGATGAGCTCGAGAGACTTCACAATCATCTTCAAGACGAACGTGAAAAGGCCTCGCGCGTGACTGATTTCCTCGTATCGTGGGAAACGGAGATCTGTTACGTTCAGCGCGAGATCAAGATCCGCAACAGCAGGAGAGTTGCACACGAAAAGTACGTCCGCAACAATCCAGACTATTACTACGAAAACTCCACCTCTGAAGACTACGATCAGTCCTCCAACTGATCTACAGAGAAAAAGAATGAACCTCGCTAAAAAGCAGACTTCTGCAGTCGCACCAAACGGTGGCACCATCAGTGCCTATCTCAACGACTTGAAGTCGTACCCACAGCTCAAGCACCCAGAAGTCGTGAGTCTTTTCCAGACTTACGAGACTGGTGGGGTCGCCGGCGAACGAGCGAGGAAGAAGCTGATCGAAAGCAACCTTCGCCTCGTC